GCTGCAGAGATCGATTTTGATCTTGATAACCAGTCGCCTGCATCTGGCGCGCTCAGAAAGCGCTGCCAGGCTTTGATCGAAGGCGTCGAGGAGAGCCTCGGTGGTCTTGCGGTGGGGCCTGTGCAATTGCGCGCGGAATGTGGTTCGGCCTTCTTTGCCGACCTGGTCGCCCATAAGGAGATCCGGGAGACCTATCTCAACACGGCTGCTGCCAATGAGTTGCGGGGCAGGGCGGTGGATGAGTTCACCTTTGGTGGGATCACCTTCCGCCGGTATGGGGGCAGTACCACGATCGGGGTGCCGACGGACAAGGCGTTCTTCTATCCGCAGGGCATTGAGGGGCTTTTTGAGATCTACTTTGCCCCAGCCGATACCTTCGAGACGGTCAATACGATTGGCCTGCCGCTTTATGCGCGCATGATCCCAGATCGGGAGCGTGACGAATGGGTGCGCCTTGAGATCGAGAGCAACCCGCTGCCGATATGCACCCGTCCGCAGGTCTTGCGCGCAGCCCGGCGGACTTGATGACGGCGTTCAGCTCGGCGATGGACGCGCTCTTTGCCGATCCCAACATCGCCGTCGAAATCTGGCATCGTGACGGGGCAGGGGCCTTTACTCGGGCCCGGGGGATCTTGCGCCGCCCCGACGAAATCACGGAGTTTGGCGCGGCGCGGCTTCTCTCAGACACCATCCGGATCGACGTCCGGGTGGCGGATATTCCACTTCCCCGCCCGCAAGAACAAATCTTGATTGGGGACGAGACGTTTTTGATCCAAGGCGAGCCGCGCCGAGATCGCGAACGGCTGATCTGGACCATCGACCTCAACCCGGCGTGATCCCAACATGAAACTTAAGCTGGCGATCGACCCAGATATTGCCACTATGATGGAGGCAGAAATTGCAGCCGGCGAACGCGCGGTGTCGGCGGCCATTCGCCAGTCGGCCCTTAGCCTCAAGACCGATTGGCGCGGGCAGATCACTGGTGCTGGCCTCGGCGCGCGGCTCGCACGGACCATCCGCTCCGAAGACTATCCGAAGGGGCGACCCAGCCTGAACGCGGCGGCTCTTGTGTGGTCAAACGCGCCTTTGATTGTCGGCGCGCATGACACGGGCCCGCTGATCCGATCGAAAAGCGGTCTCTGGCTTGCGATCCCGACTGCTGCCGCTGGCAAATCGACCCGTGGCGGTCGGATCACGCCCGCAGAGTGGGAACGCCGACGCGGCACGCCGTTGCGGTTCATCTATCGCTCGCGAGGTCCGAGCCTTCTTGTGGCAGAGGGTCGGCTGAACAGTCGTGGGCTTGGTGTGGCCTCGCGCGCAAAATCTGGCCGCGGCCTTGCCAGCGTGCCGATCTTCCTCCTGGTGCGGCAGGTCAAGCTGTCCAAAAGGCTGGACCTGATGCGCGCCGCTGAAACCGCTGTGGATCAAATACCAACACAGATTGTTTCCAAATGGGCCGCCACATAGGGGTGTAGGGAATCTCTACGGGCCTGTATCGTGCTCTGATGTTTAACCTATTTGGGAAGAACGATTTTGGCAGAGACGTATTTGGAGTTGTTGGCCCCTCAGATCGCTCTGATCGATCGGCTGATTGCGTCTGGTCGATATCGAAACTTGTCAGATGCGATTGGCGCAGCGTTGCGTCTTTTGGAGCGTGAAGAGGCCGAGCTCGCATCTTTGCGTGGCCGCGTTGCCTTGGGCCTGAAAGAGGCGCGTCGCGCTGAATTTGTCAATCCGCGCGGAGAGCTTGCGATCCGGCAGGCATTTGCAGCTGTTCGAGGTAAGGCATGATGACAAAGCGGCTACGCGTGACCCCGCACGCTGCTCATGCCATTCAGGAACTGGCGCGTTGGACCCTAGAGTGTTTTGGGCCACAACAAGCGTCTGCCTATGAAGAGCATCTCATTTTGCGCTGTCTTGAAACGGTCATCGGCTTCGAGGTTGGACAGGATTGCCGCGGGTTGATTGATCCTGAGTTGCACGAGGATCTACGATTTTTGCGAGCGGGCCAACACTTTGTTGTCTTCGTTCAATCTCCGGACCAGATCGTCATTATCGACGTTTTGCATGCGCGCACGGATTTGCCGCGACGTCTTGCCGGGCACAATGGCCATGCCGATCAAGATGTAAGAGCATAGAAATCGCTAACCCACGAGATGCCCCGATGGATCTTCGTCGAGAAACCATTCTCAGCGCCATTTTGGAAAGACTGCGAACGATACCCGATGCAAGCGTTCTTCGTGGCGAGGTGCTGCCGGAACGCATTCCGGCCCCTGGGCTTGTGATATTGCGTGATGGCACCCCTGGCGAGCCGAGTGTGACCCTGTCTCCATTGACCTATCACTATCAACACCGGGCAGAGCTCGAGGTCATTCTTCAAGCAGTTGCTGAGCGCGATGCGCGATTTGCAGCGCTCTTGGGCCAGATCGCATCAGCTTTGGCAGCTGATCGGACGCTTGGGGGGCTTTGTGACATGGTCGAAGCGGCAGCCCCTGAGCCGGCGGATCTCGCTGTAGACGGGGCAGCCAGCCTAAAGGCGGCCGTCGTGCCCATCATCCTACATTATTCGCTGTCCGATCCACTTGGCTGAGTGGGTTCCGGGGGCGGGGTTATCATTCTCAGATGGCCCTCGATCATCGCCCCGGCTTCCACGGCCAGTTTGGCGTAATGAACTGAGCCGCTGATTTGACCGGAATGTGCAACGCGGACATCCTCCGCGATCACAGCGCCAACAACGACGCCTTCAATCGTTGCCTGCTTGGCCTCGATGTCGCCCTTCACATTGGCCCAATGCTGAATCGTCACGATCTCACCGGTGATGTTGCCGACAACACGCGCTTGAACCACCAAGGGGCCTATGGCGGTGATATCGCCCGTGACTTCAAGATCCGGTGCGAGGACGGATGGTTTTGCCGTTCTTGGTGTGGAAGGGGTCATTCGAGGTCTGCCTTCGGGTCGCGCATGAATTTAAGGGTGCGTTAGCTGGACGGATCTCACAGCATGAATTGACTTTGCACCATATGCAACTGGTGCGCCTTTAACCAAAATCCGCTGAAAAGGATACCAAAATGGCACGAGCCCATGGGGCGCGGGCGCAAATGGCGCTGGCGTTTGAGACTGTTTATGGCACTGCGCCCACCACAGGGTTCCGCACGGTGCCCTTCGCCAGCACCACGCTTGGGTCCGAGCAGCCCTTGATTGCCTCCGAGCTCTTGGGCCAGGGGCGTGACCCGCTGGCCCCGATCAAGGATGCGGTCACGGTGGATGGCGACGTCGTCGTACCGATCGATGTCGAGAACTTTGGCCTCTGGTTGAAGGCGGCCTTCGGAGGCCCCACGACCACTGGTACGACACCGAAGACCCACACGTTCCAGTCGGGCAACTGGTCGCTTCCAAGCATGGCGATCGAGACGGGCATGCCTGAAGTGCCGCGCTATGCGATGTACACGGGCTGCGTTTGCGATCAGCTAAGCTGGCAAATGTCACGGTCAGGTCTTCTAACCGCAACCGCGCGGCTCGTGGCGCAGGGTGAAAGCGCCGCCGCTGCCACGGCGGCAGGCACGACCACTGCCCTGTCGCAGCAGCGCTTTGGCCACTTCAACGGATCAATTACCCGCAATGGTTCACCGCTCGGCAATGTCATCTCGGCGGAGGTCACCTATTCCAACGGCCTTGACCGGATCGAGACCATCCGCGCCGACGGCAAGATTGAGGGCGCTGATCCGGGAATGGCGTCCCTGACCGGACGGATGGAAGTACGCTTTGCCGATACGGCCCTCATCACCCAAGCATTGGATGGCACGCCTTGCGAGTTGGTCTTCGCCTGGAGCCTTGGGGCAAGTGCCAGCTTCACCTTCACGGCCCATGCCGTCTACCTGCCGCGTCCTCGGATTGAGATCCCGGGGCCACAGGGCATTCAGGCAACCTTCGAGTGGCAGGCGGCCAAGGCCGCAAGTCCTGCGCGCCTCTGTACCGCCGTCCTCGTCAACACTGTCGCCTCCTACTGAGAGACCTACCCATGCTGACACTTGATCTCACCAACGCACCTTTCTGGTGTGACCTCGTCCCCGGTGTGCGCGTAAAACTTCGCCCGCTCACCACGGCGCTGATGGTCGCGGCACGCAGCGATCCAGCGATTGCCGACCTTCCGAAAGAGGCGAGGACGGAGGAGGCTGCACTGGCGATGGCCAAAGCGCTGGCGCGATCCGCTATCCTTGACTGGGAAGGGATTGGCGATGTTGTGGGTGAGCCATTGCCGGTAAGCCCTGATGCCATCGATGCGCTTTTGGATATCTGGCCGATCTTCGAGGCCTTCCAGAGCCTCTATGTCGCCAAAGGCCTGCTCCTGGACGCCGAAAAAAACGCCTCATCGCCCTTGCCGAGTGGGAGTTCGGTGGGGGCGACGGTTACTGCGCAGCCTGCGGATCTGTCTGCCCCGACTGCCCTGCAAGACTGAACCAGCCGCTCACGGTTGAAGGTTGGCTGGTCTGGGACCTGGTCAGCCGCATGGGAGGCCAAATTCGCATCGTTCCCGGCGCGGTGATCGGCTGGGACTTGGGCGCGGCTTTTGTGCTGGGTGCAGCCCTCGGTGTTCCGGCCCCCGCGATTGCTGAACTCTTGCCCGCCATTGAGGCGGTGATGGTGCGCTGCGTGAACGCACAGATCGCGCCCAACCGCGACTAACCCCCTGTAATAGGACCTTGCCGCCATGGCCGAAAAACGCATCTCTGTCAGGCTTGCGGCAGTCGGCGGCCGTCAGGTCCGTGCAGAGCTTGAAGGCATCGGCGAGGCAGGCACCAAGGGCTTTGGCCGGCTGTCTTCAGAAATGGAGCGAGCGAACACACGCCTTGCGGGCTTTGCGACGAAGGCCGGGATTGCGCTTGCCGCTATGACCGCCGCTGCAGCGGCGGCCGGTGTGGCGATGATCCGCTCGGGTCTCGACACGATTGGCGCGCAGGCTGATATGGCGGCCTCGCTCAAGACATCGGTTGAAAGCCTGCAGGTCCTGACCCTGGCGGGCGAATTGGCAGGGGTCTCACTGGGCGAGATCGAACAGGCCACGAAGAAGCTGACCACACGGCTTTCTGAAGCTGCGTCTGGATCGGGATCTGCCGTCGGGGCGTTGGAACGGCTGCGTCTCTCGGCGCGGGATCTCCAGGCTTTGCCCTTGGATGAACGTATCGCCACGATCCAAGGCGCCTTGGCCCGACTTGTCCCTGAGGCGGAACGTGCGGCCGTGGCCTCAGATCTCTTTGGCGACAAGGCAGCGCTTGCATTCTTACGCATTGATCCGGCTACCTTGCGCGAGGCTGCCAAGGATGTGCGCGACTTCGGGGTGGCAGTCAGTGCCACTGATGCGGTGCAGATCGAACGGACCGGCGATGCGATTGCCAAGCTCAGCCTGATCTGGCTGGGCCTCACCAATCGCCTCACAGCAGCGGTCGCGCCTGCGCTTGAAACCATCGCCAATGCGCTTGGCGATGCGGCGCGAGGCACTGGCGTGCTGGGACAGGCGGTGACGGCGGTCTTTGACAATCTCGGCCGGCTGACAACCTATGCGGCGACATTTGCCACCTTGATGGCGGGGCGCTGGGTTATGGGACTGGCGGCGGCAGCACTGTCGGTCAAAGGCCTCGCCACGGCACTGGTCTTTCTGCGAGGTGCCTTGATCCGCACGGGGATCGGAGCGCTGATCGTGGGCGCGGGCGAGCTTGTGTACCAGTTCACGCAACTCGTCGCCAAAGTCGGTGGGGTTGGTACAGCCTTCGGCCTCTTGCGCGATGTCGCAGCGGAGGCCTGGGACCGCATTGCGCTGGCGGCAACGGCCGCGTGGTCGCGCGTGGAGGCCGGCTGGGCGGGCGTACAGGTGGGTATTTACGGTGGGCTGCAATCGGCGCTGTCGGCTGTGGTAGGCTGGGGCAATTCTGCGGTTGGGACGTTCCAAGGTGCTTTTGATGGGGTGAAAGCGATCTGGGGTGCGCTGCCGCAGGCGATTGGGGATTTTGCCTACCAGGCGGCGAATGGACTGATCGGTGGCGTCGAGTCGATGCTGAATGCGGTCGTCACGCGGATTAATGGCTTCATTGAGGGGTTGAACGCAGCGCTGGCCCTGCTGCCCGATTGGGCGACCGGTGAGGGTGGTCTGAAGATCGGCACCTTGGAGGCGGTGGATCTTGGCGGGATTGCCAATCCCTTCGAGGGCGCAGCCTCGGCGGCAGGCACAGCGGCGGCTGACGCCTTCCGTGCGGCCATGGGCACGACCTACATTGAGACCCCTGATCTCTTCGGCGGCATGGCCGAGGCGGCACGCGGTCGCGCGGCGGGATATTCCGAGGCGGCTGGTATGCTCTCTGAGGCTG